TGTAAACAGCATTACCACTATTTTTAACAACAACCATGTCGCCTTCAATAAAGCTGTGAGGCTGCTTAGTTGTTACCTTTACAATATTTCCATTTCTGGTAATGCTAGAGATAGCAACTTTTCCAGTAGTTGAATACATTTGTCGTTTATTGACCGTATATTGATTAGATGCTGGAAGTGTAATTGACTGGTCTGGCGCGGCTGTAACTGCGGTGGCCAGTGTGCCAACAGAGTAGGTATTTGATGTGCTGATTGTATTAGCAATTGTAAAAGTGTTTCGCTTGTTATCAATAGCCGTAATTGTGGCATTTGTAATGTTCCAGTCAGTTGGAGCTGCGCCAGTAATATTTACGACCTGACCTACGGTGAAGTTCACGGGGCCGAGCGTTGAATATACGTTTGATGTTGCATTTGAGATAAAATTGGTGGTTAGAGCTGTATAACTAAATGTCATTGGGATTGCGACGCTAGTCACGGTTCCGCCAGATGTATAGGTTCCAGTAAAGCTACTTGCGATTTTAAACTGACTAGCAGAGCCAGGAACCAAAACAATAGTTGCATTTGTCTGGTTGAATCCAGTCGGGGTAATGCCAGCGACGTTCACTTTTTGAGTAGTTTGTAGATTGTGAACGACGTTTGTCGTATAAGTAATATATGTTCCATCACCAACAGCATTTGTAATGCTAATCGGACCAACCGCTGGATAGTATGGAGTAACGTTGCTAACAACGTATGTGCCATCATAAGCAGAGCCCATATTAGATGCGTGGATTTTTTGACCAACTGCCAGTGGTGTTGTTGGCACATCAGGGGCTGTAGTGGGCGGGATGGTGGCAGTTGCAACAACTACACCGCCAACTAGGTTTGCGGATGCAATAGTAATTGGAATTTCAATGCCAGGCTTGATAATGTCGTTGGCAAATTTAGCATCTTTAAAATCAACCAAAGCCTCTTGAATAAGACGTTTTACATAGTCTTGAACCTTGATTCGACCAACTACTGTAACTCCAGTGTATTTACCAGTGGCAGTTGGAAGTCCAGGGATATCAACATAGAAAGAAATGTTGTCAGGGTCAGCAGGAGCTTTAGGGTTTGTAGTTGTGCTTAGGACCGTATAAGTTCCAGAATAGTTTGTATCGCCATAAATAAATTGAAGACTAATCGTGTCATTAGCTGCAAAAACATAGCTATCATTTGGGTTATTAAAAACTACTCTAGCTTTAGAAGCACTAGAGGCTTTAGTTACATATGCACTAAAGGTGTAGTTATAGGTTTTCCAAATAGCTCGGTGCATAAAATAGCTAGGAAACTCGCTGGCATTGATACCTAGGGTTCGGCCAATCATGTTGTAGTCGCGCGACCAAATAATTCCGCCCCACACGTTTACGTTATCGCGAAGAACATAAAGCGCAGTTCGGCCAGGCATTGTATTGTTGTAAAGGCTAAATGGCGATGTCTGCTGGTTGATTGGGATAGTTCCAGTAAAACTTCCAGCACCAGTAAGCGAGCGTTGGAATGAAACGTCGATGACTGGGATTGAAGCCAAAACCTTATTGGTCACAACATCAGCAACAATATAGGTGTATTTAGCTGGTTTAAATACAGGTATATTCTCTGCCATCAGTACGCCTTATCGTCAATAGTTTTCGTAGTTGTGAACACTACTATTCTAGCCTATCCAGCCAGCTCGGTATTTGAGATAGAGCGAAGGAGTCGTACCTGAAGAAACGGTTCCAGAGAAGGTAATTTTGTTAATTCCAGGAGTAAGTCGAATCCAGTCAATAACAGTATCTACTTTTTGACGAGCCACATAGCTTATACCGCCAGAAGTGTAGTTAGGGAGGCCGTTAAACAAAACAGTCTGACCGTAGGTGTCAATCTCAATGTAGTCATTGGTAGAAGTGTTGCTACTAACAATATTAATTTTTTGAACTTGAGTTAGGTCATAGCTAGTTAGGTTTGGGTCAGAAGTTTGAACTGCAATCTGGGTTCCAGCATTTAAAGCACCAGTTGCTTTAAAGTAGACAGACACAGTCTCATTTCCAGAAACATTTATGCTGAGTGAGCTAGAGAACGCGCCAGCAGTTACTGTAGGGCTGATGGTCTGACTTGTGTAGCCATCTGGAGTAGTAGTCCAGTCCATTTCGTATTTGAGCGGGTCATTAGCTTTTAGACCAACTTGAAAATCAATACGTCCTCGAGCGGTTTTGCTTGTGATTACAGGGCGACCACTCAGGCGGACAAGTGAACCCTTCACAGGACCCTCATCAACAAAAAGCCAACCGCTATTGTGAACAAGCTTCAAAGCATTGATAAGTTTTGCACGAGCAGGGGCAGCCAAGTCTGGGTGCGGAGGAAGAATAGAACCAGAAAGTGTCATCACACGGGCAGTGTAGCGACCACGAACATCGTAGGAACCGTCATCCAAACCGCGAGTAACATCTGGGATATCTGGGTCAGGCAAATCCCACCAGCCGTCGATGTCCGTGCAGACCCAAACAACATCGTTTTCATCGATTGTGTTTAGGGTTAGTCCGTTAAGTTGAATATCTGCATTTAGTTTTAGACCAGTCTTAGATGGAGGTGGGAGCGGAGCAAGGCTGGTATTAACAATTTGAGTTTCTTTACTTTGGACTTGGTAGTCATCTACCTTGTCCTCGGCAACAGTCTTATACATTGCTAGAGCGTGTTGGTCATCAAAATACTCATTGATAAATGTAGCTTGCTCAAACAAAATTGCATCTACAAGATACGTCTGGCTGGCTGTTCCAGAGTTAGTTTGTCTCACATAAAGTTTTGCTTTTACTCCACCAGCGGGCGCAGTTGCAAGTAAAGAAATTCTTGTCCATCCGCTAGTTTCATAAATAGCACTAAGTGCTGTAGTAGCACTGCTGGCTGTCGAGACGAGGGTTGTTCCATTAGCCGCGTACCACTCGATAGCTAGTCCAAATTGACCATATTCCATGCCAGTAGGGACTTTAATGTAAGCGGATAGTCCGTAGTTTAGTCCAGGAGTAGCATCCACCAAGGTAGACGATACAATGCCCGAGTTAGTATTGGAGCTTTTTACAACTTCAACAAAGCTTGAACCAGAGAAGCCTGACGAAGAGCGCGAAGTTGCAGTGTAGTAAGAAGATGTTGTATACCAAGTTACAGACGTAGATGAGCTTGTAGCCCAACCCAGGGGGCTTGATACTAGAAATCCAGGATTCGGTGCGAGGTTAGTTCTTGCCATTAGTGTGTACCGCTTCTTCCAAGGACTTTAGCTACTTCTCTAGATACAGACTTGGCTAATTCTGTCTCACTCATTCCAGCAGACGGATTTACTGTAATTTGAATTTGAGGACTAGCAGCAGCTGTCTTACTTAGCTCACCCTTAACTACACCAGTCATGCCAGTTTTTTTATCTGTTTGTAGGTGATAACCAGTACCTGCCAACATTGAATTAGTAAGCCCCGAACCAGCTAGCATTTCTGGGGTTAGGGCATACCCTAGGGTACTGGCAGCAGCAGGATTAAATCTAAAATCAGCGCCCAGCGAGCCAAAGGCTGCTTTTGTTGTGGCACTGGTGAGTTTATGAAGTTTACCATCTGACCCATAAAAAGTTCCTTTAGCCAGTGCAGAGTAATCTTTTTTAGGGTCAAAAGCTGCTGCCCAAGGGTTTGCATTACTGCCTTTTTTACCGTTACCATAGACACTAGAAAAAGCTGAAGATACAAGAGAATTTCCTAGGTCTTGCACTGCCCCCATGTCTGTAACTCCACCAGCGTATCCAGCTGTACCACCAGATGCCACCGCCTTGGTTACAGCTGTCTGAGTTTTAGTCACATTTCCATTAACAATGTCGGACACCTTGCTAATAGCATCTGCTAGATTGTTTAGGATATCCGCAAAAGAGTTAAACATCGGTGTAAATATTTTTCCCCATTTTTTACCAATCTGCTCCCACTTTGCTGCCAATTTATCTGAGGTAGTAGCAGTTTTTGAAGCGAACCCTCCATACTTAGTATTTAAATCATCAATAAGGGTTTTTTGAGCTTCAAATACACCATTTGATTTTAGTACAGCATCGTATTTGTCTTTTTCTTTTTTGCTAAAAATAACTCCAGCACCAGTTAGGTCATCAATAGCAGTAGTGGGGCTAGCAAGTGCTTGGCCGAGCATTTGCGCTGCGGTTGGGGCATCTGTACCAAGTGCCTTAGACATATCAATAGATAGCTTGGTAGCTTTATCAAATTGGTCAGTACTCTTTCCGAGGGTTCGGGTAAGTGGCTCAAAGTGAAGCAACATTTGCTGAGTAGAAGCAGCAACGGACTCGGTTGTTCCAGACACATTACCCTGAGCTATAGCTACCTTTTTTAAGTGGCCAGCCAGGTCTTTAGCTTTTTTGCCGTAAATACCGTTTTCATTAATTAAAAGTTTGGTTTGAGCATCAGTTTGTTTTTGAGCTTGATATAGCTGGACCATCGGTGATATGGCGGCACTTGCTGCAAGACCTGCACCCACTACTGCCATAGCAATTGGACCACCTGCTGCCGAAGCCCCCTCAGCTGCCGCGGCTCCGCCTACTGCTCCAGCTGCATCTCCAGCTAATGCTCCCTCGGCTGCACTAGAGCCAATTCCGCGGAATATGCCAGAACCCAAGTTGCCTAGGATACCTCCGCCACCGCCGCCCTTTCCGCCGCCACGACTGAAGAAGCTGCCGAGACCTCCGCCTCCCATACCTGGGGACTTTACATTCTTAAGAGCCTTTTCAGCGTCCTTTGCTTCAGTCTTAAGTCTGCGAAGAGAGCTCTTTAGATTGTCCGTCTTGGTAGTGGCGGTTCGCATCTCGCCACCAGCTTTTTGGGTGGCAGTCTTTAGACCATCTACCTTCTTTGAAGCGTTATAGGTTTCGGTCTTGAGACCGTTCATCGCGGTTTTGGCATTTTTTAGCGGAGTGGCTAGTCTATTTACCGCAGTATAAAGATTATTGAATGCTGTAGTTAAAGTTTTTATAGTAGCCATCAAATTTTTGGCAGCTTTTTCAAGCTTCTCCATAGCACTTTGAGTGGCTTTCATTTCTTTAGCAAGGTCTTTTACTTTTTGCTCAAGGGTTCTAGTATCTTTTTCTTCACCCAGCTTTTTAAAACCGTTTTTCATTCGGTCAAAAAAGTTAATTTTTCCACCGAGGAAAGCAAAAATTTTCTTAAAAGTTCCAAGAATATATAGACCAAAAGTTTTAGATACCTTGGTAACCACCAAAATACCGAGAACTAGACCGTGGAAAGCAGATGTAGCACGAAGAATCCAAGCAACAATAGGGTTCTTAACAATTGCCACAATCACATCAGAGAATGCTTTAATAGTTCCAAAGAAGGCTTTAATAGCTCCGTCACCTGCAAAAGTGGCAAGAACGTCAAAAATATTTTTAATAATTTTTGCAAAATCAGGGAGAGCTGCTCCAGCGCCCTCGAGAATCTTAGTAATGTCTGGTGCAATTTTTCCAATTGTGTTCCAGAAAATTTGAGTATTTTTAGGATTAAAAGCTTTGAAAATTGCGCCACCAATACTGCCAAGAGCACTGAGCATTGAAGATAGTCCCTTAGCCGAACCAGTTAAGAATGACTCAAACCATTTAGACTTTGTTACATCTGCAAAGTGTTGGAAAGCTTTAGTCAGGTAGTCAACCATAATTAAAGCGCCAGCTTTACCAGTTCCGTTTACTGGATTAAAAATATTAGCAAATGCTTGACCTAGCGGCTTGAGCATAGCACCGAGTTTTGCGGCCATATCTCCAGCAGCATTAAAGAATTTAGTCAGCTCACCAGACTTGTTTCTAGTTTCAAAAGTAGTTTTCCAAGTATTGGTGAGCTTTACAACCCAGCCTACAAATCTGTTTGCTAGAGGAGCAGCAGCATTTAGAACATTTAGAATTACCGAGAATATGTTCCCAGCAACAGTGCCGAGTTTTGCAAAAATCTTAGCTGAATTGGTAAGCAAACTTGAGAAAAGTTTCATGTTGTTACCGCTAGTAAATACCTTGGTAAATGCAGAAACTGCCTCACCAGCGGATTTAGCTAAATCGACAAAACCTTTTTGAACCGTAGGAAAAGCTTTGGTCATCAAAGTTCCAACGGATTTTTCCAAGCTAGGTAAGAACGCAGAAGATACCAAAGATTGGAATTGAAGAATCTGTGGCCTCAATGCCACAATAAATTTAGTAAAGGCCAGTTGAGCTTTAGTCAGACCAGCTAGAGGCTGGTAGGCATTGGTAGCTCCAATACCCTTTTTTACTGCGCGAACGGCTTCGGAAGTTTTGTGCTGCGCTTCGACAGCCGCCTGAGAAGCTTGTTCGTATTGAAGCATTGCCTGTTGACGGACAATGTTTGTAGAAGGCAAGTCTGAAGTTCTAAGCAAGTTTTCACGAGCTGTTTTTAGGGCTAGGGCCGCACCCTGCTGAGCAAGAGCTGCGTCAGTAGCTGCAAATTTTACGTCGATGTATTCTTGCTGAGCAGCGCGGAATGTGTCATTTAGGGCAGTTTGAGACTTCCAGACAGTTTGAATCGCGCTATCTACACCGCCCATAGCAAACTTTAGAGCAAGAGTTCCAAGTTTGATAGCTGCAATTCCATTACCAAACACAACCATCGCTGGAGCTGCGGCTGCAAATGCACTACCAAGTGCGGTAATACCACCCACAACTGCGGCAATAGAGTTACCTGCTACGGCCATCTTCTGAGACATCAGATAGCCGCTTTGAATCATGGACTGGATGCGAGTAGCAGTTTTTTCTGCTGCTGGAGCCATCTCACCGATGGCATCGCTTAGTTTAGTAAAAACGTTAGCGCTGGAGTTTTTGCTAAACCCTTTATTCCATTTGTCGATAAACGTGCTTGAAAGATTTTCAGCAGACTTTCCGACGGTGTTTTCTAACCCCGTAAAGCCTTTTTCAATGTCGCTTTTTACTTTGCTCGTGTCAGCACGAACAATAATTCTGGCTTCACCAACAATTGCCACTGCTACTCACCTCCTTAGCCAATAGGACCATCTAGAACATCGCCAAACGGGTTAAAGCTGTCTGGGTCAAAGTCTGTCGATGGTACAAACGGTTTAACTTCTTTTTTCTTTGTGTTAAATGGAGTTACATCAAAATCATCATCTTCGCCGATGTCTGGGGTGAAATCCCTAGACGCTGGTTCTGAGTCAGGTGACACTGCATATTTATAAGACTCTTGATATAGAGTTCCATAAACATGGTGTCTTACAGCATCTTGATGCGAAGCTTCTTCAGGCGTTGAGTATCTGCTGTCCTCATCAAAGAAGTAGTGAAGGACGTCGAGCATGTCTGATACATCCATGCTTGCGAGTCGCAGTCCGTTCACTAGCGCTTTTCCATTCACATAAGGCCATTGGTTAATCCCCCACTCTAGGAGACCGACGGCTGCTCCGTAGGGCGGCTTGAATACTCCTCGACTAGCCATGACGTAATGTCAGCTAGGGTGTCAATCGAGACAATCTTGTCTGGGCTTTCCACTAGAGCATTGAAGCGAGCCTTGCTCTCTTCAGTTAGTACCTTGTTGAAGAAGTCTGTAACGATAGCAGCAGACTTTGATGCATCCTGAGATGCTGAGTCAGCAATAAGGCGAAGCATTACAGAACCCTGAATCTTAGGGTTGCAGGAAAACTCTTCTCCATAAAGCTTGAATGAAATAGGGTCTGACACTTGCTGGTCATCTACACCAGTGCCAAAGTCCTTAAATCGAGCGGTCATTTTGTTTCTCTTCCTCGCTATAAAAGCGTTGTAGTTTGTATAAATAGCAGAACAGTATTAGAACTTTTCTGCATAAATCAATTGTAAGGTATCCGACAGATACTTATTTGCTTTTGTGCCAGGATGGTGAACAATTGGCGTAACGATTAAACGCCCCTGAGACTTAAATACAAGCATTTTTGCTTTAGTTGGGCGAATAACGTGGGCACGAGTTCCCGTGTGGTGCATGAGGGCATAGCTAACTCGTGAACCAATTTCCATCTTTTGCCCCTGAGCCATACGCTTGTGTTCTAGATATATGGAGTCACGCAAATGACCAGTGCGAACTCCAACTTTTCTTTTAGCGGCAATTTGCATAGACTTACCGAGGCGGTGAAGGTGTTTACCAACTTCTCCTTCTGGCTCTTTTAGGAAGATGTCAAAGTCTGGTTGATAGAAATATAGTTTGTCTAGCTTGTAGTGGATTCTCCCAAGCATGGCAGCCTGAGAGCTACTACCGCCACCGCTTTTTCCCTTTATAGCCATCGAGCTCATAGCTTTTTTGGCTACAACTAGGGCAACGCTATCTTTAACTAAGCCGTGAAACATTTTATGGAACAGCCATTGTGATGCTCAGGGTAGGCATATTGTATCCACCCTGAGGGTCTGGAACATCGAGAGTTGCAATCACACCTAGACCAAAACCAGCGCCTTGGTCCCAAGTGTCAAACAAGTTTACGCATTCCATAAGAATCCAAGCATCAACTGCCGAGCTATAAGCGCTTTGCTCAATTTGAGATGCCGATGGTGGTCTACCATTCATACCAACAACAGCAGTTTGACGGGCAACACTGATAGAAATAGTTGCACTTCTTGGCACATGGCAACGCTGTGGGGTGGTAGCCTCTTGTCCAGGAGTACCGAGGTACATCTGAATGAGGCTAACCACCAACTGCTCACAGTCGATTGCAGGTTGTCCCATTGTCCAATACTGGCGCTGCGGAAGCGGCACATTGTAGGACTGGTAGACAGACTGGACGCGCTCAAGTACGCCATCCAGCATATTTTTTAAGTGGAGGGCGTCTTCAGAAACATCATTGATGTTTAGCAGACCAGCCATTGGTTACTCCGCTGCTGGCTCTTCAGCAACTACAGGTGCAACTTCTTCTACTACTGGAGCCTCTTCAACGACTACAGGAGCTTCAACTACAGGAGCTTCGACAACCTTTTCAGCCTTAGCTGGCTTAGCAGCAGCCTTTGGAGCAACTGGCTTAGCGGCAGCTGGCTTAGCAGCACCGAGCATATCTGCGGCAGTAAAGTTAGTTTGTACTGACATTTCTACTTCCTATTCTTATTTATATTTTAACTCTAGCTAACCAAGCTAATTGAGAGGTTGCCAGAGGTAACCAGAACGACATCTTCGATACTGGGGTCTGAAAGGTCTGGACGGGAGACAAACAAGTCCCAGCGTCCAGGGTCTGCCATACCAAGCACAGCGATACAGCTTGCATAGTCAGCAGTAATTGTTATTGTTTGAGCTACTCGGTTTACAGATACGGCACTAGGTGGTAGTTGGAAAGAACGAAGACCAGAGTAACTGCGAGCAGTGATGCTAGGTGTCCAAGTAGTTTCGGTGACTAGGAACTCTGCATTAATATCTGCAAGAGCAAGTGTTATAGTTCCAGTCTGCCCACCAGTGATTACAATATCTTTTGGACCAGTCGGGTAGTAAAGAGCTTTTGGCGTGTAGCGGCGAGCGCGTGCGTTATCAACAGAAAATACACGAGCCTTGGCACGAGCTTTGTCTGGATTAACTGTTTTGAGAAACAAGTCAATCTCATACATACCAGTCTTAAGTTCGTCAATAAAGTCTTGCTGGTCAAGAACGGTATAAGAGACACCTTGACGAGTAATAGAAGTTACACGCTGAGGCAGGGCACAGGTTGGGTCATCAGACCACAGCTTTGCAAACTCGATAGCAAGTTTACGAGCAGCCATTTTTGCTGCAAGAGGGATTGGAGCACCATAGGTATAAGTAATTTCCGTGTTACATGGGGTCCAAGGAGTCCCAGCAGAAATTTGAACAGTCGAGTGGTCTACAAGGTAGTACTGAGATGAGTCAATATATTTGCCGAGGCGGTTACGGATTGTGTGGATTTTAGTAACTGGGCGTCCACGAAGAATAATACGAGATTCAGGTGACATACCATCGGCAACAAGTTCCGAGTATTCATCAAAGTCACCAGAAGGAATGTTGTAAACGTCTCCACCGAAAAGAACTGGAGAGTTAGTTTTAGTTGATGGACCTAGACGGTTATTACGAAGTACACAGGCGTAACGCTCTGTGACTGTTGTAGGTCCAGTAAATTTACGTCCAGACATAGACCAAAGAAGATACGAAGCAGCGCTCGCCGCTTCATAAGCATACTCAGTGTTTGAGTAATCGCCTAGCTCATCTGGACTAATCCAAAGACCGCTTCCGCTCATTTATATCTCCTCTAATGAATCAGGCGACGCATCAGTTGGTTTGACCTCCTGATGCGCCGCCCGTTTCTAGTTAGTTTTTTACAGGTTCTCGTTTGACTGGATGACGTAGTCAATCGCATTATCAGCGTTGAACAACTTGTTACCAGGAACGTTGTAGCTGTTGTCAGGCGAGGTGTTAGGCAGAGCTGTAACAGCAATAGCTGTAGCGTTAGCCTGAACTGGTGGGTTCTCGTTGACCGAGTTGATGACTGTAACACGAGCCGAGCGAGTCAGGGTTGCAGCAACAACTGTTGAACCGACGTTAGCAGCGTTGTCCAAGGTGTAGCTAATCGAGTTAGAAGCACCAGTGGTTACACCAGTAATCGTCACACCGAGGCTTGCGTTAGCTGAGTTGAATGCAGAACCAACACCATCGATGCGTACAACATCGTTAGCAACGAGGTTGTGTGCAGCGCTGAAGTAAACAGTACCAACTGTGTTCACAGCGTTAGCGCTAGCAATTGTGACCGCAGTGGTAACAGGAGCGTTAGCAGTTGTGAAGTAGATTGGGTCAGTGTTGTTGTCAGACCAGGTGTAGAAGCCTTGGAATCCAGTTGGAGCCCATGTGGTGCGTGCGTAAGCGTATGGACGCTCAGCAGCAACTGGGAACTCCCAGCGGCCATCGATACCAGAGTCAAAGTTGGCGTTTCCAAGAGCGTAGCCCTCGAATGTGTTAGCCATCAGACCGTTCTCGATAACGCGGTCACCCGATTGACGCATACGGCAGAATGGGAAAATCCAGTGGAAGTAAGGGTTAGTGCTTGAGCGCTTACCATCCTTCACAGCGAATGACCAAACTTCGATAGCTACACCGTAGCCAGCAGGGTCATCGCCTACACCTGGAGCAGCCCAACCGACAGACTTGTAGTTAGGGTCAGCGTTGGTTCCGAGGTTCTTACGAAGCAGCAAACCACCAGAGATAAGAGCAGAAAGCTCTGGGTCTGGCTCACAGATTGCAAGCTCCATGTTCACACGCTTTAGGGTATCTGGAGCCTTGTAAGACACACAGATTACACCGTTAGCGCCCTTCTCGGTGATTTCGTCGCCCTCTTCATATTCAGGGGTAAACGAAACACGAAGGAAAGCCGAAGTGGTGTAGCTGTCGCCAGGACCATTCAGCAGGTTTCCAGCAGCGTCCAAGCGGGTGACACGAATCGACACACCCTGGATGCTAGCTGCATATTCTTGAGTAGCCATCTAGCTATTCTCCTTAGGTTATCTTGGTTATTTTTAAAGAGTCAAATCGACTTTGACTGCAAGGTGAATCGAGTTGTCAAAGAAAGCCGCCGCTGGGCGAGTCGCCTTGATTCTCAGGTCATTCTGTTTTCCTGCGACATCGTAGGCTTGTGCCAGGTTGTCGTTTACTACCTCTGAAGGACCTAGATGAACATTTAGGTTTCCAGTTGCGTAAATCCATTTGATGGTGTCAGAAGCAGTTGCTCCTGAAACACCTACAGGTCCATTACCTGTGTAGCCAGCACCAAGAACAATCTTGGTTCCTGAGACTGTCTCTAGGTGGTGGGTTCCATCACCATCATCGATGCGAAGAAGTTCCCAGTGCGTACCAAGCATTGTTGCTACGTCGCGGGTCATGTGAATGTTGCCCTGCTCACCTGGGGCAGAAATCATTGTAATGTGGTGCTCTAGAAGAGCAAGTGCACGCTGTGGCGATAGAGCAGTTCCGCTATTCAAAACAGTTGCGCTGTTTGGGTCACGAAGGTATGGGTTCTTATAGTTCTCGCCCTGAGTGATAGTTCCTTCCCAGAGTTCGCGCTCGACGTTACGCTGAGTAACACCTTCAAGCTGGCGTAGAACACGAGCAAAACGGTCAAGACCCAAGAGCGACATCGTTGTCGCGTGGTCTTCAACTTCAATAAAGTATGGGCGAATATCCGCATAGTGCGGAGAAGTAATGTCCGAGAATGCAACTTCGCTAGTTGCGCTGGTCTCGCTCCAGTTGCGGACGTAGTTCGGGCGGGACTCAAAGTCAACCAAGAAGCCACGAACCCAACGTGCATCAACGTCATCTGGCTGGTGATGAATTGGCTTGGCTACGCTGAATAGGCCGTACTCCATTGGAGTAAGAGGAGAAGCAGGATAAATGCCTCTAAATTCTGGTTTTGCCATATTCTTTGTTCCTTAATAAAATCTATTTTTATCTGTGTTGGGTGACGCCCTGGTTTCCCAGAGCGCCACCCTTCACTAGATGGTTGCTGTCGGTTTAGTACTCGATAGCAGCTGCGGTTGCGCCACCAGTGGTGTCGCGGAGAGCAGCAGCAACACCGTTGACGTTGATTGTAGAAGTAATCTTCAGCGATTCAATACCAACGAATGCAGCGTTCTCAAATGTTTCAATGAACATCTTGTAGTCGTTTGTACCGACGAGGGTCGAGTCACGGATAATTCCGAGGTCGAGGGTTCCACCGTCTAGGAACAAGAACGTACCTTCAGCGAACAAGAACCAGTCGAAGCTGTCTGGGAACTCAAGAAGAGCACCAGCAGACTGAGCAGAGAATACGGTCATGTCTGGAGAAGGGATAAGAGTTACATTGCTGTTTGCTAGGTAACCGTCAATCTCAGCCTTCGAGACGCCAAGGTTGTTGTCACCAGGCATGTTGAGGGTGAGGTCAGCAGCCATCGCGTCGTATACCCACTGAGGAATGATAGCCTTCAGCTGGGTGTTGACGTCGATGCGGTGACGTGAGCGGTAACCAACGGCAGCGCGACGAACCTGTACCAGGAAGTCGCGGCCAAAACCGATTAGCGAAGAAGTAGTAACAGCTGTCGAAGCTGCACCAATCTTGCTAACGAGGTTGACCTCGGCCTCGCGTGCGTGCTGAACGAGAGCAAGCTCGTTGTGGCGAGCAATAAGCTCTGGGTACGCACGGGTCATCAGGTTACCGAACTGTAGCTGCAAGGTGACGGCGTCGGTTGACACGGTCTGCTCTTGAGCAGCAGTAACGGTGAGCGATGTCTTGGTGTTGCTGTAAGGAGCGGCATCCACAGCTGCGGTCCAGATACCTACGGCGTTGTCGTAGTAGTTCTGGTCGAAGCGAGGTGGGGTTACGAAACGGATACCACCGCGGTCAGCTTGGAAGCTAGGCAGCGAGTCGCGGATTGGGCGAACTGTGGTTGAACCGATTGCGTAGATGTCGTACTTAACCTGGAATGGAGCAGCGTGACCACCCGAAGCTGTAAGAGCCTCTGGGCCAACGACATTCTGGACCTTGTTCCAGTTTGCCTCTGCATCTGTTCCAAGAGTACGGTCCTCTGGGAATGCAGTGGTGAACGAAGCAACAATGTGCTGCTCTCCGTCGCCACCGTTTACACGACGTAGCGAGTGGAGACGCTTCTCCATTGCCTCGGCAACGCCTTGCATGTTGTCAATTGTGCTACCAGCTGTGTAGCCAGGGATGTCTGCACCAGCAGTGATTGCTACTGGGGCTTCTGTAACCTGGATTAGGGGCTGGCGGTCAGCTGGAGCTGAGAAGCTCTCGTCTGCTGCGGCGGTCACGGGAACCTGCCCTTCCTGCTCTTGTGGAGCATCTGTTGATTCGATTGATGCCTCGGTAGCGGGTGCTACATCAGCTGAAAGCTCTGCGCTTTCTGGGGTGTTTGTTGCGAGTTCAGAACCTTCTACTGCTTCAGTTGCTGCTTCTGCACCTTCAACTGCGTATGCCTTCTTCTGGTCATCCTCTTCCATAGGCTCAGCCTTCTCCTCTTCAGGAGTCTCCTGGTCCTCTTCTGCTGGAGTCTGGTCGCCTTCGTCTTGACCTGGGGTCTCGACTGGGGCCTCTCCCATGTCCTCCATAGGGGTGTCAGATGCTGAGGTCTGGTCGTCAGTAGGAACTACTGGCTGAGCCTCAACTACATCTACCTCTGCGGCAGGAGTGGTGTCATCGGTTGGCTGGCCATCGTCGGTAGCATCTGGCTGTGTGCCATCTGTTACGTCGGTCTGGTCACCTGGGGTGACATCATCGGTTTGGTTGTCCATTGCATACTCACTATCTGATGTGACGTCTTCGCCCTTTACGCGCATAGCTGCTTCGGATGCCCGAGCAGTTAGCTCTTGGAGCGCTGCTTCACGACGCTGGGCTTCTCCGCGAACGGAATCCAGCATATCGGCAAGCGACGTCATAGCGTCAACTGACTCAGCGGTAGGGTCCTGGGACTCGAAGGATTCAAATTCACTGATGATAGATGCTTGAAGCTCGGCGACTTGTTCGTCACTAAGCTCTGACAGGCTATCAACCTGCGACTTAATCTGGTCCACTGTACCTCCTTAGGCCAGTTTGATAAATGTATTTCATTTATCGGCTGTTCGGTCCAAAGCAAAGGGACTATACGCATATAAAACGTTAGGCACTTTACCTAGGATAATTTTACAATAGATTTCTATTGTTTATTATTATGTTGAGGTTGATTTCTCTCCCTCTTTACCATCAATGCATTGGGCATTTTCTAGTAAATCTTTGGGCTTAGTTCTTCCAGTTGTCTGGAATCAACTCAGCGTGGTTGATTGCGTGGGCACGCTCTTTGATGTGTGCCTTTACCATCGGACGGTCTTCGGTCTTTGCGCGACCAAATGCTTGAATGGCATTCTTTAGGTCTTGCTCATTACGAATTGGGTATGAACCATCTGGCATTGCTTTACCTTCAGATGCAAGCTTCTTACGCTCTTCATCCGAGATTTCAGCAAAGTCTGTTACAGCAGCGAACGAAGCAAGACGTGCGCGTAGGTCATCTACGCTGGCAGTGATTGCTGCTGCTGACACTGGCTTCCAGCTATCTGGAATCAGGTGCGACACACCTAGCGACTTAGCACGCTTGATAATGTGCTTCTTTACAGCCGCTTTGTGCTCTGGCTTAGCGCGTCCGTAGGCGTGAATAGCCTTCTCAACATCACCCTTAGTAGCGATTGGGTATGAGCCATCTGGAAGAGCTTCACCCTTCTTGGCCATTTCCTGACGCTTTGCCTGTGGGATGTAGCCAAACTCTGACTCCATGCGAGCACGAATCTCAGCGGCGCGAGCCTCAACGCTTGGCTGATTCAGCGAAGCTTCAATTTGGTTGATGCGGTTTGAAAGCTCAGCAACTGGGTCATTCTTCATCTTGGCAAGAGTCATAGCACCTGCGGCAACAAGAGCAACAACTTGACCAGAAGCAACGCGGGCACGAGCGATTGGGAAGCCAGGAACGTTTACCTGACATACAGCAACAAGCTCAAGCGAACCGCGGATTGGACGCCAGTCACCAGAAGGTGCTGATGCGCGGGCAGCGCGAATCTGCTCTGGAGTTGTGCCTGGGCGTAGCGAACCTGCTACCCAGATACCGTGGGCATCTTCGCCAGCGTGAACGTCTGCAAAAGCTGATGCGGTATCGTCGTAGTGCTTAACTGCTTCCTGGGCGCTTGCGTGAAGAGAAGCGTGACCACCTGCGAGAGTTAGCTGACCTACTGGAACATCCGAGCCGTCTTCAGTGCGGACAACACCAGTGTGGAAGTATCCGTAGTTGCTCTTGCTACGAGGAGGCTTAGTTCCAAATGCCATACCAATGTGGTCAACGTGCCACGCAGCGATGTGACCGAATACTCGACCATCGTCTGTGATTGTAAGTGGGGTAGCCTTGTCGAGCTTAGGGTTTACGAACCAGCTAGCTGGTGGCTCTACTGGGATAGCGCCAGCGACGAATCCACACGCAACGATTGAGTTAGCGTCTGAAGGGTCAACTTCTCCTGCGTAGACTCCGTCTGGAATCATGTTTTCCTCCTGAGGAAGTTCATCTTTATTGATGAAGATTTGACATTCTTGGAATGCTGGCTTAGCTACTATTGTAGCAGCCATTACACGGGCTTTATTTATAACAAGCTTGTTCTTGCCGATGACTTCAGGCTGGTCTTCAATGCCAGCTTCTACTGGCTCTTCGATTGCTTCGAAGCGGTCCATATCAGCAGATACACCACGAATAAATCCATTTTGGATTAGACGCTGAGCTTCTTGACCATACTCTCCATTGTCAAACACACCGTAGGCATTTCCAATACCATTTTCAATGCGTTCCATGTGGTCAATTCGACCAACAACCACAGAACCTTGGTGACCGTCGCCAGTCTTAATTTGCCAAAGCAGCGGAAGTGGAAGTTCACGGGTGGTGATTGCGCCTGGGAGGAACTTACGTCCATCACCAGATTCAATACCTTCTGGAATTACTAGAGGGATTCTAAAAGCAGCTCCTGGCTGGAATTCACCAGCGCCAGCTGTCAAACCAAGGACTCGGTTCTTAGCTTGCTTAGAGCGTGCATTTAGGGCTGCAAGTTCAATAACGTGGTTAGTAGCGTTTAGGCTTTGGTTGCTGAAGTGCGTTCCCTGAAGTTTTCCAAGTTTTCCGTATACCTGACGCGAGCCTTTGTCGCCAACCCAGTTGTTTGAAACTTCCTTGGCGCGAAGTGCACACCATCCACGGGCGCGAGGTCCCATGTATTTAGATAGGTTCTGCACACAGCGGGTCCAGTCGCCGTTAGTGTTCCAACGAATCTTGGCTGCACCCTTGCCCATGACCCAGTAGTTGCGAAGCTTATCTGCGCTACCTGCTGAAGGCTTGAAAGTTCCCGCTGCGGTAAGTGCTTCGAAGTCTGCATCATCGCACTCGTTTAGGTGCTTTAGGTAGCCAATAGTTTCCTCATCTGGCTCCCAGTGGTGGTCATAGATGTCATCCTTAAGATTCATAATCTTAGGAAGTGGCATAAGCATGTCTTTATCTGTGACTACTGTCGGGGTTCCAATGTTCTCGCCCCAGACTTCTTCCATAATAAATTCTGACTTAGCTCCAGATGCCTTTACGCAGTTAGGAACGTGCTTGCCATTCTTGTCCTTGAAACCAATCTGCTTGTAGCCATCCCAGCAAGGGTCATCAGCAGAGTGGTCAGACATGGAATCAAAGTTTTGTGTGGCTAGCTCCGAGATAGAGTGCTCGTGGTGGTGTCCACCCTTGCCTTCAGCTTCGCGAACGAGTTTGGCGTGAGTGCCTGTATACATGCCAGTAACTTCCTTGTGGCGAAGTTGGCAATAGCCCTTAGCACGAACACCTAGATACTTAGCAAGGTGACGAACGCAGCGTGACCAGTCGCCAGGCATACCCCAGCGAATCTTTGCTGCACCTGGACCGAAATCCCAGTAGTGACGAAGCTTTTCTGCTTGACCACGGTCACGGTCAAGACCGCCACCAGCAACAAGGGCATTGTCAAAATGTGCCAAAGTTTCTTCATACTTGAAGGTTGGCATCACCTCGTTCTTGATGTAGCTAACGAGTTCTTTATTTGGACCCCAAAGAATATTTAGAATCTGGTCACCAGTTACAGCTGCCGCAGTCATGGCAATACCATCGACCTGCTTTAGAACCGAGTCTAGGGTAGTTGCATCTAGAGGGACTGTTGGTGGAGGAGTCGCTGACTTAAGGTCATTGAGCATCTTGTCATCGCGAACCCACTTCTTGTTCTTGCGAACGTAAGTCATAGGAGCACTTTGTGTGGTGCTTGCAGGGACAATAGCAACTAGGTCTAGGACTGCACGAGGGTCATCATCAGCAACAATTGCTACATATACAGGTTGAACATCCGAGTTTTCTGGAGTAACTGGAGTTCCAGCAGGTCCAGCGGCAGCAACTGTAGGAACAGCCCACTGCTTTGTGGCATCTGGACTAGAGGCGGCAGCAGCCTTGTTCTTCACCCAGTCTTGGACTAGAGGGTGTGCATATGGGTTTGTAGCCTTGGCCTCGGTTGATTGCTTTGCATCTGCAACAACATCGCGCTTTTCATTCTGAGCGTGAGCAGGTTGAGCAGCAGTAGCTTTATCTACGGCAGAACGCTTTTCATTCTTATCTTCATCTGAAGTCTGAATTGAGCCACGCTTTGATTGAACAAACGAGTCCCACTTACTCAGCATGTTGTGAACATCTGGTGCGCTCATTGCAGGAAGATTTCCTGCCATCTTTGCCGCTGGCTGAGGAGCAGGTGTTGGGTCCTTAGCAAGAATTCCAGTTAGGTCAAGCTTAGGAGCCTCAGGCTTGTCTGCATCTGCTGGCGCTGCTTCAGAGGGGGTCGGAGCTTCCTTAGGCCCAGCAGCGGGAACATCCTTGCCTGTACCCTTTGCTGGCAGTGTTGCACTCTTCTGCTTAGCAAACTTACCGCCAGTAGCACGCTTTTGGTGTTCTGCATTTTGTGCTCGTTCTTCTGGTGTATAGCCAGGAGCAACCTGAGCACCAGCAGCAGTTACAACATTGTCAATCAGGTCCCAGTCGATGTCCGAGATGGCATCAGCAACAAGAATCGCTTCTTCTGAATCGATATCAAAAACAGATACACACTCAAAGGGGTTCATGTCTAGACGTGCTGCAATGACAACAGCTGAAGATGGGTCAATAAGGATGTGAGACTTAGACACCAAGTCATATGGGTCATCTAGGGCTTTATCAAAAGTCCAGATGTCGCTATCAACATCACAAAGGTCATCCCAGTTGCAGTTGTCCCAGACATAGACGCTTCCGTCAATATCTACCTTATAAAGACGGTCAATGCCAGAACCATCGAGACGAACTCTAGCAATAAACTCTGGACCATCGATTGCCTCCGAAGTAAATGCTTCTTGAAAAGCAGCAATTGGGTTGTTTTGCTGGTTGTTCAAAAGTGTTTCGGAATCTAGCTGACCATCGGCAGTTAGGGCCTTTTTCTCTCGTTCAACAATATCTGAAGCCCAACGCCATGCAGCGTCACCGCCCCAAAGTGCCCAAGCGATACGTCCGTTTGAAGGGAAACCGTCTTCTCCTGGGGTGTAGCCCTTGCCCTTTTTATCAACCTCGTGACGAGGGAAATACTTAGCAATGTGCTTGACTACTTTAAGACTTACTTGTCCGCCTCCTGAAAGAGTGCGAGCTGTGTTTAGTCCTACTGGTGTACCACCTCTGTGATACGTTGCGTGCCACTCCAAAGCCTTTTTTGCTTCAGCCTGGGCGCTCTTGGGAATTGTATACATGCGGCCAGCACTCGCGGTGAGGGCTTTGGCGGCGAATGACTGCAAAGCAGCGTTAGCTAGATTGATAACATCATCTGAAAGATTGTAAGACTCGGAAAAAACCCAAACCTTGGATTTTTGCAGGTCAGACTTTGGACCACTTTCGACGATTAGATTAAAATCGGTGTCGATAATTACACCATTGGTGTCGTCACCAATGAGTACTAGATGGTCAGACCGACCAATGACCTCTGTCATCAAGTATCCTTTAGCTTTGTTACTGCTCGTTGACTGGGGTTTCGTCGCTACCGTTGTCTTCTGGCTCTAGGTCGGAGTCTTCTTCCGAAAGGTCAGAATAGGTGTTTGCCTCTGTGATTGACGGGTGCTTTGTGTCAAAAAGGTTCACAAAATCATCGGCCTTAGTTGGGTCGATAGGGATAGCAATCATGTCATCAAAGGTGTCATCGTCATCGCTAAGAAGCGCCCAGTCGCCGTTGGTGCGAAGCCATGAAGCAACAGAATCGTTGTAAACAAGACCGAGCACATACCCTGAATCATCGGTTGCATATGCAGTCATAGACTCTTCTTGATTTGGGTCTACTGAAACATCCATGTTGGAGAGCGGTCCTTCTGTTAGGTTGACTAAAGCATCTACGGGCAGAACGGTCTGGTAAGCCGAAAGCCAAAGACCATCCTCTTCTCGGAACTCGCGAATTAGATAATCTGCATCGTATGCGTTGAATCTAATTATACCCGTATTTTCATCTATCGTTAGTTCATCTAGGCCAACTGGGAATGTCCCAGACTGCCAGCCAGAGAAATATACAGTGAGACCATCTTGATTACCTGAGCCATCAACGCTGGCTCCAAGAATAGCTTTCGCGTATTTATCTTCGCCATACTTGATAAATGCACCAGCTGATGGAAATACTGGATATAGAGTTTCGTTGTCCATTATTTTTTCCTAACCTATAGACCTAGAATTTCTTCAACAGTCTTACCATCAATCATAGTGATACCTTCGGATTGTAGACGCTTTAGAACGGCTTTCTTAACCGTGATGCCAACATCTATGTTAGTAAGTGCAGATAGGGCAGGGGATGTCTTGAACATAACCTCACCAGCACCATTCTTAAGAATGGAGAGTTGCCCACCCTGCTTCTTACCCCAACCATCGTTAGGGTTTGCATAGAAGTCGAGACGACGACACATTTCCGCAGCATCAAAGGAGAACGTTCCATATCCACTGTTTGCGTGGTGGAATACATAGTTTCCACCAACGTTGTGGCCATCTGCTACAGACGAAGCACCAGAAGTATTGATTCCATGCATCCAACGGTGCGTTGTAGCTCGAATTCCACCATTAGTAAGGATGCTGTGTAGGGTGTCTGCATCCATGCTTGAATGCCAGTTGTGCGAGAAGCTCTTTAGGTTTAGCTTTTGGGCCAAAAGCTTACCTGCTTCTTTTGGAAGCATGACGTGAATATCTCCGTTAGCCATCTGCTCTGGAACCATATCTTCAGCGCGTACACCATAGCTTTGAGCCGCCAAGTCTAGGGCTGCTTGACGTGCTTCACCAGTTAGGTTCTTTGTTCCATCTGGCTTGTCACCAAACATTGAAACAATTTTATTTTCGCTAGCAATTCGGATATCTTCTTTAGTAGCTGGGCGAGACGACTCGACACCAACTTGAGACATAGCATAGCCAATGTCATCTGAAGTAACATCGTCATCTAGGAAAAGCTCAACCTTATTGTGGTAGGCAAGGGCTTTATCTGAACTTGTAGTCTTAACATCTACAAAGTTTGGAGTCCCAGCATCCTTGTTTGCACGGTGGATTTTAGCGACACCAATAACTTGTCCAGCCTTGTTCTTAACATCCACTGTGTAAGTAGTTCCAGTTGAGGATGAGTCAATATAGCTACTTGCCCATGTTCCATTTTGAACTAACGAACCATCAGCTTGCTTATCCCACTTGCTGATGTGCATACGAGCAGTGGACTTAGCACCAACTTGCTGAAGCTTAGAAACTAGACCATTAGGTCCATCGGCAGTCCAACTTGTAAGAGTAAAGCCAACACGGACCTTCTTCTTACCAGTTTTTAGGTTTACTGTCGATACGCGTACCTTGTTGTCTTCGATATTTCCAGAGTCAACTAGAACTTCGCGACCACTAGCACTTACAGCAGGGCTGGACTTCACCTTATCTAGTGCATCATCTAGGCTATCTACACCAGCGAACTCGGAGGTGTGCCAAGGTTTGGCCTCTGCAACAACGGTATCTGCACCAGTTCCAGAAACTTTTGCCTTGTCAGCAAGCGCCTTAAGCTGAGCTTCTTTTGCCTTTGCAGCGATAGAAGCGGCTTGGTCCTTCTTTATTTGCTGAATCTTTTGAGCAATAATCTGCTTACCGTTGTTGATTTGGTCTGTATCTACGGCCACACCTAGGTCAGCGGCAGTGGATGGGTCCATCCAAACACCAGTGTCCTTGGTAGAAGATGATGCCAGTCCAGCTTCGTGCTTGCCAGCCTTATCTCCTTGTAGCCAGGTGACTCCCACCTGACCGCTAGCCTTGTCGGTAACAGTAATAACACCAGTGCTTGAACCGTCTTCGCTTGTGACGATAGCTCCAGGGATTACATACTTGTTGTCGCCAGTCTTTACCTTGATGTTGTCAAAACCAGATTTCCAGATTTGCTCAACGGATAGACCGTGCTCCAGGCTTGAGTAAGCAACACCATCAATGTTTTCTGGGATACCCAACTGAGAAGCGGTAGCAGTGCTCTTCTTGTCTAGACCCTTGGCCGTTACCTCGCCAGCAGTCCCAAATGTCTTAACATCCTTAGCAACAGTTACCTGCACAGGGGTAGTTGCATCAGAAGTAGAAGCAGTCGAAGCATCCTGAGCAGACTTATTGATTGCATCATCTAGGTCTGTGGTGTTCACAGCTGCTGAAGCATCTGCATCATTTTTGATGCTAGTAGAAATTGCAGAAGCACCATCTACTGCATCTTTAGCAGTAATTCCAGTCTGGGCAGCTGGCTCAAGTGAGACACCGCTTTCGCCATCTAGTGCAACTTCACCATTTGGTGCAGCTACAGGTGTAGCCTCCTTGAATGGCTTAGAACCAAAAGCGAGCTTAGATTTGGTTGCGTAACCAGCAAGCATTGCTTGGTCCATAAAGCCATCTTTTTGGATGGTGATGTTCTTAATTTCTACGTTGCCACTTGAGTCAGGAACAGCGGTAGTCAGGTGGATAGCACTACCGTCGTCGTGAACCTGAAGGATGTGCTGAATACCAGACTTCATGTTTAGAACATCTCCAGGCTGGAATTCACCAACGGTTCCGCTCTTCGAGGTAGGTTCCAGGTCCTGCATCATCGCAGGTGAATCTTTGTAGGTAGGAACCTTCTGGTCGCCAAATGTGACGAACTTATCTCCATTGGCATCAACTACAACATCGTGAGACTGGCCTTCAACAAACTTTAGACCACTCGAAACAGCTTTGACTGGCTTGACTGCTGGCTTGTAGTTTTCTAGAGTTTCAGCAATCTTTTCTGGGGCAACCTTAGTTTCTCCAGCCTTAGCAACGCTTTCTTGAGTGAGCTTCTCTTTCAACTTAGGGCTGAATGGCTCGCTCATTGGAGCATCTTTGCTGTCTACAACAATAAGGTTAGAACTTACGCGGTTACGCTGCTGGTTCTTGTGAGGAGCAGGTTTGCCCTCGGCAAGCTTTTGCTTTGCGATTTCAGCGTTGTATGTTGGGAACACACAGGTAGTCTGGTCAGAATACTTGTAGTCCTTAGAGTTGTGCTTGTATTGAAGCTTTACAACGTATCCACGGTGGACTGTTCCAGTTTCTGGGTCAGTCCAGTCAACGATATCGCCAGGCTTGATTTCCTTGCCGTTGTAGCTTAGGTGTGGTGCTACAGGCTCTGGCTCACCATCTGGGTGGTGCATAGCCGTAGCCATCTTTTGCTTGTTTTCAAGAATCTTAGCCAGAGTCTGGTCAACAAAGTCCTTAGAAAGCCCCTGAGCCACTGCGGTGCTGTGTAGAGCATCGAGCATTGGACCGTGAGCCTCGCCTACCTCGGCAAGGTTTCCAATCATCGAAATGAGACTATCCTTAACTGCATCTCCAGTCTTAGGAATAGAGTCACCAAGGTTGAGGTCAGTGAATGGGTTACTTGGTCCCTCGCCTGGCTTTACAGTTTCAATGCCAGTCTTCTTCTGGAACCAGTTGCGAACATCGCGGTGGAACAAGACATTGTTTCTACCAAGAACAACATTCTTTAGAACACCCTTGTATGAGTGCTGCTCTTTACCAATTTTTACAACGCGAACTTCGCCTGTTTGCAGGTTGGTCTCGCGAACGTAAGTAAAGAAACGCTCACGCTTGGTGCGACGGAACATGGTCTCGTACTTGAATGTATTTCCATTACCGTCTGGGTCAGTAGTCCGCTCGGCAAGCTTTAGGTCACCGTTAGCCTCAACCGTGTGGTCAGGGTGTAGGCGCTGGACCTCATTCATAATGAGGTTAGCGTTTAGGATGTCCTCGGCGGTGATTGGAGTTAGGTCAGCGTTAGTTCCCTCAGGGATAGCGCCTTCCTCGCCCTTAGCAAAGTTATCGCTTAGTGCTTCACCGTATGGGTTCTTCTTCCACTGTCCAGTCTTGGTTAGACCAGCACCGATGTAGTCAGCAGCTTTTTCTTCAGAGTCGAAAACAAAGCTTTGCTTTCCATTTATTGGGTCAGTGTACTGACCAACAAACTTGCCAGCAAAGTGTTCGCTTGGTGTAATCGAAGCAATTAGCTTGTTATCTGCATCAAAGAACGAAGTTCCACCATCATTGATGTTTGCACCAATGAATCCAGAACCAACCTCTGGGTCAATCTTGATAACAGCAGACAGGTTGTCCATGTCATCCGCAGGGTTATCCTTTGCAGGGACCTGGTCCTCAGGTAGATTTTCGTACTTCTTAAGCTCGCCAATTAGCGTTCCGATTTCACCAGCAACTAGGTCTGGCTTTTCTAGGATTGCCTGTAGGAAGTCCTTGCGGTCCTGAGGAATATCCTTGGTCTCCATGTAACCCTTAGCGGAAGCAAGTTGCGCTTCGCTAGGCTCATTCAAGAACTTACCCTTGTGAACGGTAATTTTATCTGGAAGTGCAGGGCCTTCTCCGAGAGCGTACCCAGTGATTGGGTTTTTCTCTAGACCTAGGTGGTCTGCAATTTGGTATCCCAACCAGTTAGCGGCGGTTTCTGCATCCCCAAAGTTGGCTTTCTTGATGTCATCACCCATACCTGGGTCGAAGTAGGCATCGAAAGTACCATTTCCAACACTACGAACGTGTCCGTAGTGGTTATTGGTTGCTTCGTCAAAGTAGTTAGCCTGGTTGTATCCACCAGCCTGGCTCATCTTAACTTCTGAAGCAATCTTAACGGCCCCACCAAGAGGTGACTCGGTTATAGTGTCCAGACCATCTTGACTATCAAGCATGTCATCTGCATCGGCTTCCAGCTCATCGACTGGGTCTGCATTCATCTTCTCGACGTAGTCGAAAGCATCTTGCGCGTTTTCGAAAGTTGAAGCAGGTGTCATACCGCCACCATGTCTAGCAACATAGCTGACGGAGCCATTCTTACCCTTGACAATGTCAATTGTTGCAGCAGTGTGGTTATCGTAAAGACGCTGTCCCTGCTGGATTAGTGTCCAACTTCCCATAGTGTAGGGGAGCTTTACGCCCATCTTGTCTGCCCACTCTTGAGCAGCCTCTTGAGGAGACATTGGCTGTGCATCTGGGTCAGCAGCCTTGGTTACAGTATCGTCTAGCTTAGTTTTTGCTAGAGAGTCATCTGCAATTTTCTTGGCAATCTGTCCACGGGTATCGTCTACTACACCGCTTGTTGGCTCATAGGCATCGTAAACGCTCTTAGGCACTTCAACTGCTGAGTTGTGCTGGTCATCAGTGTAGACCTCATAGCGAACCTTCTTTACACCAACAAGGTTGCCATTGTCATCATACTTAGGCTCTTCGTAAGTCTTCTTACCGTGTCCATACTTTTGTAGGAACTCATCGGTGGTCAGAATCTCACCGTTGTAATTGAGCTTCTTAGCAAGAAGCTTTTGAAGGGTTGGGGTGCTCTTGCTGTAAGTGCCACCTACACCGCCAGCTGCTGCTGGAGCCTCTTCTTTAGGCTCTAGTTCATTACCCTGGTCACTACCATTCTTAACAAGGTCTTCAGCCTTTTGAACAGCTTCATCTTTACTGTCGTAAGCTCCAATTGATTCACCAGTACCGTTTCGGTCTGCGCCAACATTGGTGTCACGAATGTGCCACTTACCATCAGGGGAACGACTTACAGAGATATTGCTAGGTGCATACTGGCCGTCGTTGGTGCGCCACTCAACTAGGCTATCTCCCCACTCTTTCTTGCTGTAAGACTTTCCATCTTTACCCTGAACTACTGGCTCTTCTGGCTCTGCGCTAGCAGTGTCTTTAATACCGTAGTGGTCTAGGATGTTCTTGCGACGGTCCTTTAGAACTTTAGCTACCTCAGCGGCAGTTGCCTTGTTGGTGATAGCTGAATTTACAATGCTGTCAATTTGGTCATCGCTAATCTTTAGCAGGTTCTCTGCTGAAGCGCTCTTGTCAGCCTCGGTCATATCTCCAAAGACCTTACCCGAGTAGCTTCCCTTGGTTAGGGAATCAAGTTCCTTGACCTCGGTTCCAAAGCTGTCACCCTTAGGTGCGCCCATAGCGCGGAATAGGATTGCGCCACCATTGTCAATGCGAACAGGGTCACCATTTTCATCGGTAACTACGTTGTCATATCCTGTACCAACTACGTCCCAGTTAGCAAGCCAAGCATCTGCGGCAAAACCTTGCTGAAGCTTCTTGCGGTAGGTGGGGTCGTTCTTCTTGCTAGCCAAGTCGTGCTTAGCACCTGGAACTAGAGCAGAGTAGGTAACCCTGGTTCCATCAGAAAGAGTTCCCTGACGAACATTAGCAGTTTGGATTCCTAGAGCTTGGTAGAGAGCTGAAGCCAAAACTTCATTTTCTCCATGCAGAGCATCTTGCTGCTTTTTGACGTAAATCTGGTCACCGTCAGCGTTTTCGTAGATTCCGCCTTCGTTGCTACCTAGAGCACCAGAAACCTGGTTGTAACCGCTTAGGTCATCAGGAGTGTGTAGGTCCTGCTTGGCCATGTGCTCGGCGTCAGTATCAAACTGAGGGCCTTCTGCTTCTGCTTCTGGAGCAGCTGGAGCCTTTGAATAGTTTTCTAGGAGCTGGTTTGTGTCTACACCTTGAATCTGTAGAGCGTCACGAACTGCCTCTGGGTCAACGTTAAGTTCTGCACCGTTGTCGCCACCAGTCTTTAGACGAACTGAAGAGTCAGCATTTGCAATTGCGTCCTCGAGTCCACCCTTAAGAGCGTCTGTGTCAAAGTTTTTAGCAATCCACTCTGGCTTGTCGCTAGTGCCAGCAGGTAGACCGCTAGTGTCCTCCATAGGCTCGTATGGGGCTGGGTTCATTCCATACTTGAAGTTTAGGTCAGCATCATTCTCTTGAAGAGACGGAGCAGCCTCAGTAGCCTTACCAGTTCCCTTAGCGTTGGCTAGGTCATCCTTAGGAACTAGCGTTACGCTGTAGATTTTTCCACCGTTTGAGTGCTTAGGCTCTACTGCAACGTGGAACACCTCATAGTTTCCAGTAGCAAGAACCTCTTCTTCATGGATAAATGTAGACCACTGAGTGGTGTCTACACCAAAGATAGGAGAGTCAACAGAAAGAATTACAGAGTCACGCTTGTCTACCAAGTGGATTTTAGCAAAGTCCTCTGCAATGCTCTTATCAGAGCTAAATGGCTTTCCATCCATAGGGATAATTTCACCCTCGGTAGTGAGAGTTTTCAGCAGTGGGCTGTCTGGGTCAAGAGCAATACCACGGTGGTAAGAGCTGCTGCGCTTTACATTCTCTGACAAGAAGGCCATAAGCTTGTAAGTTTCACCAGCTACAGAGTTGCCAGAGTTCGGGTCTTCCTTACCTTGAGCAACTGCAAGGCGGCTGTGTAGCAAAGCAGGGAAGTATCCCGAGAATGTTCCATCCCCAAATCCAAGCGATTGGATAAAGTCGTCTGCCGCTGTTCCAGTATTCTGCTTGCCGCTACCAGGGACAAGTCCAGTTCCTGGAGTAATAATGTTCTGGATGGCTGCTCTAAATTGTTTTAGACCGCCGCCATCTCCACCATCACTAATAGCCACTAGACCCATTAGACCAAGGAAAGCTTGAACCTTCTTAGGGTCCTTGCTCATAGCCCAAGGAGCAAACTTCTCGGCTAGCTCTTGAACACCCTCTTCTTCGGTGTCACCAGTGCGGTCAATATTCTTGATGGCATCTTTAATAGCTTGGTAGTTTTCTGCATTATCGCTACCATTTTTAATTTCATTTTCAATGAACTGCTCAGCTACCTTGGCTGGCTTAGTTCCCATCAGCGCACGAGAAATTTCCTTATCGCTTGTGTTCTGAGGAGTAATCTCATCAATCTTGTCTAGCTCTGGCTTCTTTTCAGCAGGAGCGTTCTTAAGACCTTCGCGATACTTGTTTAGATTGTCGAGGTTGGTAGTGCTTCCAGTGCCAGCATCATAAGCATTTGCAAGAACCTTATCTGCATCTGCACCCTGCTCGTGTAGAGCGTGGTAAAGATTGTCTGCTTCTACCTGCTCATCGCCCTTTTCAAACGGAAGCTCGCCTACGCCAGTGCCATTGTTGATTGCATCGTGGAGAGCCTGAGACAGTTGCTCTTCTGTGAACTTAGAAGCAAGCTTCTTAGGGTCATCTGTGTAGTCTTTGCTGTCAGCCATGCCATCAAACATCCCATGAGTTGGCTCATCGAAAGTATCTACAATTGGCTTGTTTCCAGGCTTCCAGCCAGGGAATGGCTCTGGTAGAACCTTGTCCTCTGACTCGACAGCTTCTGGGGCTGGCTTAGCCTCTGGCTGACCAACTAGCTTCTCAGCTTTCTTTGCTTCTTGAGCAGCCTTTTTTGCTGCGTTCTGTTCCTGCAAAGCGTTCAAGTGCTCAGCAGATGACATAGGCTTGTTGTCCTCGTTTAGAGGAATCTCACCCTTGAATACGCCGCTAACTTGGCCATTCTTCATAGCTTCAGCTAGAGCGTAAGTGTCGCCAATGTTGTTTTGGGTCTCGTCTGCATCGATGTTCGCAGGTGCTGAGCCTGGATAGATGTAGCCATCCGAGCCAACGTGGTACTGCTTAGGGATACCCTTGTTGAAAATGTATAGTTCGTCGCCAGCCTCGAGCTTTTGAGCTTGGGCAGGAGATAGTGGAGAAATCTTTGGAGCAGCTTTGGCTTTTGCAGCCTTTGGAGCCTCTGCTTCTGGAGCGGCAGGTGCTTCAGCCTTTGGAGCTTCTTCAGTAGGTGCAGGAAGTTCTGCTTCTACTTTCTTGGCTTCCTTTGCTGGCTTTACCTTCTTAGGGTTGTAGTCAGAAACATCTTGCGAAAGTTTGGTAAGAACCTGCTTGAGCAGCTTGGTCTTGTCGTCAGATGCTGGTAGGTCGTATGCAAGAGCATAAATGTCAGCCGAGATTTGCTGAGGGTCTTCGCCCTGAGCTAGTTCGTCAAGCAGACCCTCGATTGGGTTGTTCTTGTTTCCAGCAAACTTCTTAGTTGCTTTTTGCTCAGGGTTCTTCTCGAAGAAGTCCTTAACGAATGCGTCAATCTTCTTGACGTTTACACCGAAGCTCTTAGCTACATCTTCAGCAGATGGTACTTCTGGGGTAGCTGAAGGTTCTGCTGGAGCAGATACAGGTGGCTTCTTAGCGTAAGCAACGCCCCCCTGAGCAGCCTTTTCAAATGCTGGTGTGTCCTTCTCAGCAAGAACCTGAGTGTCTGCCCAGCTCTGGGTAACACCAACAAGCTCTTGACCGCCAGCAGCGCCATACGAGTCAGTCGAGCGGCTTAGCTTGTAGACAGGCTGAGTTGGGTCGAGCTTCTCGCTACCATCGTGACCAACGTTAGTCTTACCACCAGCAACTTCTTGACCAGCAAAAATAGTTGGCTCGTTTGCAGCAGTTGGCTTGTCGAAGCGGTCAACAATGTATCCATCGCCAGAAACAAAACGCTCGTCTGGGTCAGACGGGTTTTGCTTCTTGTAGTTAGGGTCCTTGGTCCAACCTGAAGGGGCATCCTTGATGGTCTTCATTAGGTCAGCAAGGTTTACGATTGGCTCTTTACCGCTAAGGCTTTCAACTGTTTCGCGTGGAGCATTCTTGACTGCTGAGGTAGGAAGCATAGCCTCAATAGCAGTCGAATCCTTGGCAGGAATCGTAACGATGCTACCATCTGGAATGTCTGGGTCGCCGTGAACTTCAACGTCGAACGAGTCAGAGCCAATGGTGTTGGCAACAACGCGACCAACCAGCTTGCGAACCAAGCCCTTAAGGTCACGAATAAGAGCCTCGATAGGTCCACCCATGCTAGCGAATCGACCCTTAGAGTCACGACGCTGAGCCTTTGCACGAGCCGAACGAGCCTCGTGAGAGTTCTTACCAGATAGCGGGTCGCCAGCAGCAGTAAGAGCAAACTCTTCAAGAGAAGCAATTACGCTAGCAGGAACCTGAGCGGCTGGAGCAGATGCAAGGCGAGTGTAGTTGTAAAGATATTCTGGGCTAGATGGGTGAGCCGAAAAAGCAGCAGCAACAATAGGCTTGATGTTCTCGTCTAGCTCAGGGGCAGCGGCTTCCCAGCGTGCACGCTCGCGACGGAAGGCAGCGGCAGTAAGAGCAGTAGGGGCTGTTGATTCTGGGTGACCTGTAACTAGGAGGTCAGTGTGCTTAGGAGCGTTGAATCCTGTGCTTCCCTCAATGGTGAGAGAGATGAAGTTAATGACATCGCGAAGCGCACCGAAACGGCGGCTCTCATTTGGAAGAGATGCAGATGCAACGAGTGAACGTTCGGCAACAATAAGGGCAGAGCGGAGAGTAACTCGACGCTCAGATGGAACGTTAGCATTTGCTTCAGTAACAAGGCTAGAGATGGTTTGTCTTAGGGTCTGTGTGTCAACAGCTGTGTCCGAAATTACTGGCTTTTTCTCCAGTGATTCGATGAGCGAGTTAATGATAGAGCTCACGCCGAATGGCCTTCCTGTTTTAGGTCTAGGGTCTGCGTCTTTTGTTCTAATAAGCTTATAGAAAGTTTATCTTATTATTTAGACTCTGATTTGTTTTCTGGCGTGTTTGGTGTAATTTGCCTAGGCGGAACAATGTTTACAAGCTTTGTTGGGTTTCCGTCAGGTGAAGTAATAGTTACACCCAAAAGATTACCCATGCGAGCGCTGAGTTGGGATTCTTGTTCTTCTTTAGCCATAGAACTATTATAGGCAGAGATAGTTAGTCTTGTTGTTCGGCTAGTTCGTTGTAGCGTTCATACACTCGTCGATTGCCTGTTGGCAAATATCCAAATAGTTCCATGAAAGACAGGCTTTCAATATCTACCTGAAGAGTCACGGGACCTTTTTCAGTATCAACCGTCAACGTGATTGGGTCATCGTTTAGTTCTGGAGCGGCAGAGGCCACAACGGGCGCACTTGGTTCTTCAATGTCAGATGCTCTTACAATCTTGACATCGTTAGTGTCTGACCATTCGTAGCGGTCAATACGCATTTTATTTTTCTGCTTAGCCATTTTTCTCCTAAAACTATTCTACTACAAACTGCTTATAAAAGCAATTAGTGCATGTGCGGTTTGATGAACTCATCGTAGACGTGCTTGAAATTCATGTAGCTGCCTGTCATCTTTGAAATAAGGCAGTCTGCAAATACCTCTGCAAAAAATTCTGCACCAGACTCTGTGCCGTAGTCCGAGACGTGCTCAAACTCTCCAATTTGGTGGACGTCATCCTCTTCTTTTTCGCTTAGAAGCTGGCGCTCGAAAGCGTGTCCCCATTCGTGGAACATTGTGTATGCAAGAGCCGAGACTTCCATAGCCGAAGGTGCAAAGTGGGTGCTAGATTCCTCTACATCGTAGTCTTCTAAACTTCTTGGCGTGGTGTCATTGTGGACACCATCTGGTCTAGTGATTGCGATGAACTTGCCAAGTTTTTGAGTAAACGTAGCACCAGAGACATCATCAGGGAATTTAGTTCCCATAACTTTTGCCCCCTGAGGGGTAATCATAATGTGAGTGCCAACGGGAAGTTGTGCATTCTTATGTAGATAGTCAACGGTCTTGATTAGCTCGTCTAGAGTTTCTTTACTATCAATAGATGAGTCATAGTGAATGTATGTGTTGCCACGTTGCAACGTTTTACCGTTTTGACCATAGATTCCGCCAGGACTATACATGTCCTTAGCTTCAATCTCAATCATTTCATTTTGATTTTGAACATAGAACTGAAGCTCGTCACCAGATGCTTTAGCGCGAGTTAGGAAGTCTTTTATATCTTGCTTGGCCTCTTTGCTGTTTTGCTTCTCGTAACCATACTCAACATGGTCCCATCCGCTTACAGGAGGCTCGTAGGAGTCACCAACTGGCTCACCTGGGGTAAGTCTGATAGTTGCTACTCCTGGCGTTTGAGGCTTGTTATTAGCCTTGTTGAAGTAGACCTCGCGAGTCTTCTCTGTATCAGCAGATTCAGAAGATGGCTGCGCTGAAACGCGCTCCATAACACGATATCCGTCTGAGTCTAAACCTAGATAGCGTAGCTTTGTTCCGCGCGGAAGCAGATACTCATTCTCATCTTCAAAGTCGCTAATCTTGCCTAGAAAAATTCCACTCGTATCTTGAGGCATGATGATACGCATAGTTTCGTGTACGGTCTTGCCTTTAGATTTATTTACTGATTTACAAGAATCTGCCAACTTAGTTCCAATAGATGTCGAAACATAAGCATCATCTGAAACAACATCGCCTGGTTTTAGTTTCCAGTTACGCCAAACGCCAGACTTTACAGTTCTATAAACAACAGACCCCTGAGGCAGCGGTTTGGTTTCACGAATCAAAGTATCTAGAGCATCTACTTCACGCGACTGCTCTGTTGCTTTGTCGTGCTTGCGTAGTTTTTGGTTTAGAACTTTAGACTCTGATGTGTATTTGTATGCCCACTGGCCGAGCTTGCTTAGGTTGCTTAGACTTCGATTACCCAAGGACATCAACAGATTTTGGTCAGCAGCCTTAGTTACGTTTTCAATGTCTTGGGCTGTTGGCTCGTGGCCAGCCTCAGCTAGCTTATCTGACTCCGCTGTGGTCGTCATGTCGCGAACACCTTGAGTATCTGTCGCTGTTGCAGTGCTGTATGGAAGACTTGACTTGGCAATAGTCAATTCTTTTACCTTAGGTTCCTCGCGAGGTGGCTCGTACTCGGCTTCAACCTCAAGGTGGTCAGTAAATAGCGTGGCTTTGTGATTGACGCTCTTGATAATTAGACGCCCATTACGAGGAAGAATCATCTCGTGCTCGTCTGTAGATAGAATCGTCTGTTGCGGAAGAACGGGTAGCGCTTTAGCACCCTTAGGCACAACAATTTTGAACACGATGCCGCGAGTTCCAGCAAAGATTCTTGCTACATTCTGGTCTTCACTTGTAGATGCAAAGCTCTGCTCGTCCCAAGTTGCACCTGGAACAAGTAGTTTTTGCATTTTGTCTAGTTCGGCTTGGTCTTCTAGAGCAATGCCTCGATAAACAGTGGTGTCCTGCTTAACTTCAGAACGGTCAATCAAGTTGTCGAGGTCACGAATCATCTTCGTGTAGTTCTGTTCGTTTTTATCAAGCTGCGGAAGTTGCATAATCTCATCGAGAGTTTTATCTGGATGAGCGCGAAGCAGATTGTTTATATCTTTATAACCAGCTGCGCTGGTGTAGTGCAGCAGCGATGCTGCTTCCGAACCTTGCGGAACTGGAAACTTTGAGATGTCATCGTATGCCTGAAGCATCAAAACATCTTTATCGACGTAGTTGCTTTTACCCCACTCAGACGGTTTAGTCGTATTTACTGCTTCACGGCGAACCAGATAGTCCCCATCTGGGACTACTTTGCTTCCACGAATACGATAAGCAGAATAAACAGGCAAACCATCCTTATCAGGAGGCAGTGCGCTCCAGTCAGAAGTGGTTAGACCTAGATATGTTGCCTCAACATCGACATCATCCTTCGGGTCGCCATCTTCTGGTCGAACTCGAATCTTAACTTTGTCGCCAGGATTGACTGGTTGCAGGTTTGCATCAAAAGTTTTTGATTTTCCAATCACATCTGGCTGAGTTTTGGGCAAAATTGGGGTAGTTACGGGTGGAATTGGCTTTGGAACTGGGATTTGAACAAACTTTGGACCCTCTGATACTGGTTTTTCCACTGGCTTTGGTTCATCTAGTGGCAATTCCTTCAAAACTTTGACATCTTGCTTGGGGTCAATCGTAGTTTTGTCCTTGGAACCATCTTTCCAAGCAATAGTTAGGTTTTTTCTACCCTTTGCACCGTTAGAAACGTGGGTAATAGTGCCTCGACGTGCAGTTTTTCCGTGTTCAATGACGTCACCCTTCTCAAGGTCCGCTGCTTTCTTAGCTCCCTCTTGTAGCGGGCGGTCTAGAAGCGGAACTGAGTCCTGAATGTCCTGCAAATCTTGTTTTGTAGGCTTGGTGTAGGTCATATCCCCGATATTTGGGACATCTTCGTAAGAACGGCTGGTAATTGGGCTGCCATTTTGGTGATATCCAGGGCGAATACCGCGAGCTGCTAGATATTTAGGGTCAAGATTGGCTAATTCTTCTGCACCATTCTTAGAACTTACAGAATAGACGCCATCTGGAAGATACTTATCTCCCTTTACATAGATTCTGGCATAGCCTGGGCGTTTGCGGTCAGCTCCAAGGAAACGTCCGTGAGAATCTACAAGAGTTCCATCTTTTAGACGGAACTTGAAGCGGACGCTTCTACCCATATCGACCCAACGGCCATATCGGTCACGCCACTCGGTAGCAACAATGGCTCTACGCTTAGCGGCATCGATAATTCCAGCGGCAACTAGCGCCCGTGGTCGATTGCTTGTGTGACTCTTAGCTAATACAAAGCTAGAATGCGTAGGCTTGTCCATGCTCCCCGCCTTTTATGCGTGGAGTTTAGGAAAGGAAGTCTGAGTCCAGGTCAGGAGCTTCGTAAGTCTCGACAGTGACATCCTGGTCAAGAGTTGTGATGTCAACGCCTGTAGAAGCGGCCAACCACCACTGCCAGAAAGTGTGCTTGTCGATACGGTCAGCGATGAAGTTGCAGATACCCTGCTTGTTCTGGTCCTGAGCCATCTGGAAGACATTGTTTAGGCTTGCAAGAACGCTGGAGTTCATGTCAAGTAGCGAAAGGCAAAGAGTAATCTTGTCGTTGCTCTTTGCACGCTGAGCGTTGATTGTGGTTAGGCTCAGGAAGTCTGTTAGAAGGTATGGAGCATCGTAGCCAAGCTTCAACATGTTCTCTGCGATACCATCTGCGCTTTCCCAGACGTCATCGTAGATTTTGTTGAAGAGCTTGTGGAATTCTGGGAAGTCAGAACCCTTCAAGTTCCAGTGGTAGCCGTGCACGCTGTGGTACATAGTGTAGACGTCAGAAAGAAGAACCGCTAGAGCACCAGCGAGAGCCTGTGAGTCTGGGTTCGAAGAAGATGTCGAGAAATTGTTCATGGTGAAATTATACCTTTATGTTGGGAGGGACTATTCTGACGGTTCTGCCAGAGGAATTGGAGGTGCGGTATTTTCTGGAGCGGCTGGAGTTGCAGGAGCAGCTGGAGCAGCTGGGGTGGCAGGACTTGCAGGTGCAGGAGCAGGTGCAGGAGCAGGTGTTCCGCCTAGACCCAACGCTGATTCAACGTCAGGAGATTCTGGAGCAACCGAGTTAGCCTGAGTTGCATCACGAGCAGCGTTCATAATGTCTGGCGAAACTGCGTTCATCAGAGCCTCGGTAAGCTCAGGGCTGAGCATACCCTTCTCAATCAACAGACGTAGACCAAGCTCGGTTGCGTTCGGTGCATCTGCATCTGAGAATCCGTGAGTGCGTCGCCAAGTCTCAAACGAAACGGCCATCTTGTCGAAACCTGCGTCTGCGTCCGCTGCGCGGTCATTGCGAGTAGCAATAAGAGATGGGTCATACCAAATGACCATACGCTCAACTTCTTCAGGGTCGAAGCCGTTAGCAATCAAGTATGGGCGTAGGTAGACAACTGTAAAGGCATCGGTGATGAGCAACATAAGTGGCTCGATGTGTGCCTTGTAAAGAGTCTCGTCAATCTGAATTGCGTTTGAGTACTTGATGTTGGCAAGACCTGTAACGATGTCCTTAGGGACGTCGAGACCTTGAAGGATACGCTCTAGAACTCGGTCAGCACGCTCGGCAAGAGCTGGGTCAAAAGAACGCTCAAACTTGAACTGCTTAATCTTGTCACCAAGTTCGGCAGGACCACGAATAATCAGTGGAACAACTGCTGAGGCAGAGTCCTCATCCTTGATTGGAGTAACCATCGCGTCGATGAGTTGGTCTTCGAAGTCGTCCTGTAGTTCTTCAGGAGTAGGGTCAGCAAGCAGACCTGTTTCGTCATCGTAAGGGTAGCTTGGTCCAGCGTTGGCGGCAACTGAAAGACCATCTGGCAAGTAAAGAGCACCAGCGTTGAGGCGTGAACGTGCGGTGGCACGGAAGGTGCGGTTTAGAAGTAGAAGTTCGGCGCAGAGGTCAAGTAGACCGCGTAGCGAGGAGTCTGCTTCCTGAGAGTAACGTGGGTGTGAACGCCAGATACGACCAACGAAAGCTGTTGGCGGAAGTGAGATGGTGTCGAAGTTGCGCTGGACACTACCTGCGGAACCAGTAATGTCGCGACGTGGGTTGATGACGTAGTTGCCCTTTTGGTCAACCTGAAGTTCGTCAACGGAACGAATGTCCCAGCTCTCAGGAAGTCCAGAACCCAAGCGTGGCGGAATCTGGACAAGGTAGCACTCGCCAGCAGTCGAAAGGTTTAGAGCAGCGTCCTTGAGTAGACCTGCCTGGCCTCCGTATGCAGAGTCAAGACGTTGAAGGGCACGTTCGGCAGCTTCGATTAGACGTGGGTCCTTGATAGAAGGATTGTCGTGAGCTGGTTGTGGAGTTTGTGTTGGGTCTTCGACGTAGGCGATGTAAAGACGGATACGAGAGACAACCGAGGCAACAAGGTTGAAAGCGTATTTGATTTCACCAATCGAGTCGTAGTATTCCCACGCCTCAACCTGCCAGCTAGACGAGGCAGTCTGGCGACGCTTCTTGAAAAGTTCGGCTTCACCCTTGTCATTCAAATTGATTTGAGCAGCAGCAGCGGTGAGTGGACGTAGAGCAGAGTAGGGAGCTGGCTCAGCGTAAACTACGCCGAAAGAGTCTGTGCGGTATTGGACACGTTGAGTGGGCTGTTGCTGATTTGGGGTGCTGGCACGGAACGCACCGTTAGCAGGAACGTTCGGCTGTGAAGGCGTTCCGTTGCTACGTCTAAAAATTCCCAAGATGTGTCCTTAACCTATTTTGGTAGAGATGTATCCAACAATAGCGGATAGGGCAAAAGGTAGGCTGAGCAGCACAGTTGCCGTAGGTACTATTGTATAGCAAATGATAGCCATTGATGCCACCCAAAACGACATGCACCAGTAGCAAGTAAACAAATATCCGAACTTTGTGTGTGGTGGATATTTTTTCCAGATGCGTTCGCGAAGTGGCTCTGCAAGATGGTCCTCGATTAGGAAGCGCGTGCCTCTATAAACCGCTAGGAGGAGAATAGGGAGGTCTAAATAAAGTTGTGGGGTCATTTGCTATTGGTTTCCTTCTCGAAGCGAATAGAGCGTCTTGTAGGGCTGCCAAGAACGTAGACGTGACGAACAACCGCAGTTGACGTCCTTACGGAAGGCAAGCATCTTTCCAGACGTAGTTACCAGCCAAGACTCTTCTGCTGGTTTGTGTGATTTGTAGAACTCGGTGTAAGACTCTCGGAAAATGATTGTCGGACCTTCGTTTGAATCGGCAGCAACCAAAACGAGCTTGTCTGTAACAATAATGCGCGTGGTTCCGACGTAGTAGGCTCCTGGCGTTGCTGGCTCGGAACTCAGCGTAGCGACGTCATCCGTAAAACCTGCGGCAGCAACAACCAAGTGTGCTGGGAACAAGTCGTAGATAATCTTTTCATCCATTTATTTATTCTATTCTTTCTTGAGTCGTCTAGCAATCGCGCGGTGAGTTACGTTCGCAGCTCTAGCAATATCGGCGATAGAGACGTCGCTGTCTTTTAGTTTTCGAATGAGCGCGTCGAACTGGTCATTTGCTTGACCCTGCAAACTCGATGGACCCATACCGCTTCGATACTCACGGGCAAGCGGAGCTAGACGTTGAAGTTCCATAGCGACGTCGGTGCTAACTCCTGGCGAAACGGGGGTCTTACGTTGGTAGCCACCTTCAGGCGTGCGTAGACGTGGGAAATCAATAGGGACGTCGATTGCATTGGTTTCGGTTGGATACTTGTCTGCCCAGCTCTTGATTGTAGAGCGTGGACGTTGGGGGTCTAGAGCGTTGCCGATTGCTTGATATGTCCAACCTACGGAGTAGAGTTGTGCGACGCGAATGTGTAGACGTTCGCCCTTTAAAGTGGCGAGAAACTGAGCTTCCGTTTTAGGAAGTTCCTGAGAACGAGCAGAACGTCTGGACATGGGATTATTGTATCACGTTTGGGCCATAGTTTATCTACTTTATTTAAAAATGATACATTAACGATTTTTGACTTTGGGCTGCGAGTCGGGAGCAGCTATTTTGGGGGTCGCCCCCCGTTTTCGCCGCCCCCTTTTCTAGGGTTTGTAGAATACCACATAGCGAGGTCAAAGTCAAGTGCAACACAACACAAACTTTTTTGTTGAGAGGCTCACTAGGCACATTTAGAAGTGAAGTTTGGAGATAGCCCCGAAGCCTATGCTCAAAGACAGCCCCAGCAAATCGCGCCCACAAATCTCAATCTCAAAAAATAAAAAGTCAAAGGTCAGCCCAGCAAAAGCCCTATGCAAAAATCTCCCAGCAAAAAGCCCTATACAAAAAGCAACACACTAGGTCAATGACTAAGTGTGAAGTATGAAGTCAAGTTGATAGAGCACCAGCCAGCCAATCAACTAGCCAGCCAATCAGCCAGCCAAAAAGCCTAAGCACAAAGCCAGCCCAAACCCGAAGCAAAAAGTCAGCCCAGCTTTTCAGCCAGCCACCTAAGCACACGCCCAAGCACGAAGTCATTAGCCAGCCAGCCAGCCCAGCACACGAAGCAAGTGAAGTTGAGTGAAGCAACCAGCCCAAGCCCGCGAGCGCGACCAGCACACGAAGCACACGAAGCGAGCGCACACACGAAGCACACGAAGCACGAAGCCAGCCAAAGCCGAAGTGTGTTAGCGGTTGTAAGTAGCGGTTGCCTATCCCCGCGACACGCCAGCGGTTATGGACTTGACGGAATACAAAAGCGAGTGCTATGCTAGAAGGGTAGTCAAGTTGATTACCTAAACAAAGGACAGCAATGAACACCAGCGAACTAGCCCACCAGCGTTTCACCTACGCCACCCGCCAGCTTTTAGAGATTACCGCTAAGGTCACTACCGACCTAGAAAACGGACACACCGACCTACACAACGGACTACAACTACTCAACGCGGTCAAGGTGCTAAGCGACCTAGTGCTAGGTAGCCTACACGCACCAGACACCACAACCCCAGCAATCGCGAACCAAGTGCTAGACCTTTATGACGAAGTGTTCGCCTACTAGACCGCGACCCTAGACCAGCCAGCCCCCGCCTATCCGTTCAGGCGGGGGTTTGCTTTTACCCGCGAGCGCAGACCCGCGAACACCGCGCCAGCCCGCCAGCCCACCCGCGAGCGCAGACCCGCGAGCAATCACCCCAAGCCCGCCCACGCGCCAACGCACCCGCCAGCGACCCAATGCCAAGCCCGCCCAACCGCCAGAGCAATCAAGAGCGCGAGCGCAATCAACCCAACCAACTCACGAACTAGCGCAGCCGCGCAGCCGCGTAGCCGCGAGCGCGAAGTTTCGCACTATTCCGTATAAACCGCCCGCCGCCCAGCTCACCCCCGCGAGCGCGAGCAATCAAAGTTGCAAAATGTCGGTGGTATGGCTTAGACTTAGAACCTAACCAAAGGAGAACACAATGCCAGCAATCCAAACAATCAACAGAACCAATGACGGAACCGCGTTAGGGTTAGACCACGCGCTCAACGAAACTTGCCCTTGCCAGCCAATCGTAGGTGCTACCTACAAAAAGAACGGAAGTGGCTACTCGCAGTATTCGACTACCAAAGTCATTACTCATAACCCAATGCCCGCGAGCGCGACACGCCCTAAAAACTAAATGTTGCACAATGTCGGTGCAGTATGCTACTATTTAGGTATGGAGATAAACAACGAAAGGAAATCTCAAATGACCACACTCAAAGAGCAACTTGTAGATGCAAAACTAGACACTTGGACTGCTTGCTTTTCAGATGACCCGTCAGCACAAAAGCGAGATGACGCTAGGTGGAACAGCCTATTCGCGTCGCAGACCGAATACACTGACCAAGAAATCTCGGCAATCTGTTCGGACTTGTGGAGTGGCAAAATCACCCGTCAAGAAGTATTCGGCACGAACTAGCCAGCCAGCCGAACCAGCAGACCCCTAGCCCCAGCGGTTAGGGGTTTTGCTTTACCCCAGCCAGCCCAGCCCCC